GGGTTGATGTGCACCACTTGCGGTATACCAATAAAGTCATAAACAGTTTTTGTCTTTTTTCTTCTTTTGTTCTGCGTTGACTGCCCGGTTCGTTGTTTCGCAAGTGCGTTGGAGAAATCTGCTGTTTTATTTTGCATTATTCTTTTTGCGATTTGGATTGATGCTCCGTTTGAGTCGGCAGGAACATTTCCTTGGAAGATTCCTTTTTTTGAAGGATCTTTTGATAAACCGGTTCTCGCAACAGTAATAATCGGAAAGTTTAGAATGTCATTTGTTCTTGGATCTTTCTTTGTATACCAAGCTCGTTCTGATCCTTGCCAAATAACCGGAACTTTCTTGAACCCTTTGTTTGTTCTTGTGCTAATGTTTAGATCTTCATTGACAAAGTTAAAAACAGCCTCGTCAATGTTTTCCAATGTTGAGGGTTCGAACGGGATGTGCACTAAAATTTCTGATCCGTTATTGTCCATCGAATAATCCTTCTCTCGATCTCAAACACTTGGCTGAGATCTCAAATCGTCTGTCTGCTTGTCCAAATAGAAGCCTGGGTTCCATAAGGGTTGTTATTTCGTATAAGATCTCGTCATACAGCACAAAGTCGCCTTCTCTAACATAAAGATCTTGGTCCTCTGTAAGCCTTCTTTTATGGAAGTTTACAGTTATTGAGGCAGTTTTGTCTAGGCCGTAGTTTGATGTTTCTGTTTGGATACCATCAAAGTTGACCAATGCGTATACTCTAACTGGAGGAAGGAAAGATTTTTGGATTGCCTCCCCATAAAGTGAATGATAGTTTGTATGCTCTAAGGAAAGTGGGTAATAAGCAACTGTTTGGCCTATTACTCTTTCTATTAGTTCATCATTTACTTGTTTTACTAGATCTCGCTCTTTCTCGTTGAAAAAGAGTGGCGGGGGCGGTTGAGCCGGTCTAGACCATTTGTTGTCTGCCATTATGCGCTACCTTGTGGGCCGGCATAAATCGGCATTGGAATAGCCTTGAAGGTCTCAACCACGGCCGAAATCTTTGTTTGGTCATCTTGCGCAAGTTTGGTATAAGTCAACTCGTCCATAATGGTCTTGAGTTCGTCTCTAAGGGCTTGCTTTTCTGTCTTGCTCTCATCCTTTAGGGCGGTGCCGTTTAACGTCACAGACTCGCCAGGAATAGGCACTGTGGCGAACTTAGAACGTATCTCTCCTAGTTGTCCTTTTGATACAGCAAAAGCATAGCGCCGAATCCAATGTTTGCCTATTGAGTTAATAGAAGCATACGGCACATTTTCGTATGGAAGGGTGTTTAGGTTATTTACACCATTGATTTGTTTCTCAACATAACCAACAGATGAAGAAAGCGGTGATTCATCTACTGAATACTCGATCCACATCTTTTTGGGCTGAACAATGGTAGGGGAAGGGAAAATACGAAGTTGGTTGTTTCTTAGTTGGTATGAAAAGCCGCTTGTTCTTGTATAAATAGCGTCCTCAAAAGCCATTGCCTGGGCTTTATTCTGCCAGGTTGGAATAACTTCGAAAGTTGAGTCATCGGCAAACTGACCATAACTAGACAAATTGCCAACGGCGTTTAGGCCGCCATAATAGCCATAAAAACGCCACATTGCTTGTGGAGTCTTATAAAAAACTTTTCTAACTAAAATTCTACTATCTGTTCCTACTCTTGATGAATGGACCGGATCTGCTCTTAGGATGGTTTCTAGATCATAATCTTGTTTATTGACCTCAACATCGATCGAGGCTGAGTAAATGTTAGTCAAGCCGCCAACACGAACTTCTGTGCCGACAGCATCACCAACTCTTCGTGAGTACTCAAATGAAAAGCGAGTATACTTTATAGCAGCTGCTGATCCGGAAGCGTCGCCACCTATTATTGTGCCGTCCGAGTCAAAAGAGCCGGTTGAGGATCCTAGTAGATCAGAAAGAGAGTTTTTGCTTTGATGTAGATTGACTAGATAAGAGTATTCTATACAAGCATCTTCATAAGCCGCATAAACGTTGCCGGCTGTAAGTTCAATATCCAAAACGTCGCCGCCAAGCATTTTGTATGTATAGGCAACTTGGTCTGAGGCGCCTGTTAGAAAGGAGTCTGATGCCGAATAAATGCCGTATGGTAAAGTTACGGTTACATCAGTTGCTGTCCCGGTCTGCGGAAGTATTATTGCTGATGTTTGAGAAGTGGGTGTTAGGACAGGCAAAGACATTCGTGTATTCTCCTTATAAGTGCTCTATCATAAATAGTTCTTGGCAAAAGAAAACCCCCGGTGTTTCCACCGGAGGCCTCTTTTATCCTAGTTTAGACTAGTTCTTATCCAAGGAAGTCCTTGCAGATAACTAGACCGTACATGTCCGGACGAACCATCTTCTTGGCGTATCGGGTCATGACACCCTTACGAGGTACGAAGTCCTCGACACCGAAGATAGTCGGAGTCACCTGGAGAGGTACGTACGGGGCGTACACGTAGCCACTTTCAAGGAAGGAAGCGCCCTTGCGACCAACTAGTACGACATTGCGTAGGAAGTAAGGGTCGACATAAACGTCAAACTTCTTGGAAAGTGAACCAACACGAACAGCGCCAATGCTACCACGGTCATCATCGTGAGTTACAGCAGCACGGAAGCCGGCGGTGAACTCAAGAAGGTTAGCCATTTCGGGGGAGACAACAACAAAGTTGGCGCCGCCACGAAGTGTCTTACGGTGGATCTGAGCGGAAACATCATTGATTGTCTCAATGAGAGTCTCGTACCACTCTGAAACATTACCAGTGAAGTCTGCTCCGAGAAGTGACTCGTTCTGGGTTCCGTTGGCGATATCAGCACCAGTCTCACGGTCGACGAAACGACCCGGTCGACGTGACCAGTAGAATGTACCAGCAGTTGATCCCTTGACAAGGTCTTCAAGGATCTCACGGTCAATCTCAAGAGCAACCTGCTCTGAAAGGATTGAAGTAAGCTCAACCTCTGCGTCCATGTTGTGGTATGCATTGAGGTCCTGACCAAGTTCCGGAGTCCACTTAGCCTTGAGCTTCTTGGTGACTGCGGTGACTGATACGGAATCGACCTTGATGTCGATTTCAGGGATATCAGCGTTGTTCTCAAGTCCCCATTCGGCAGCGCCTACAACGGATCCAATGCCGGAACTATCAAAGTTGTCAGCTAGAGGAATGTCAACGTGTGTTACAGCGTTGAGCGCAGTTCTAAGCTGGCCAATACCAGTTGCATCAGAAGCAGTTAGTGAGGCAGCAACAAGAAGAACATTTGCGCTATTAACAGGGTCTTGTCTAGTAAGGCGTCGAACTTGAACTGAGTTTGCACCTAATCCTAGTGGATCAGACTTGCCAGATCCTGTGATTGTAATAGCAACATAGTCGTCAAAGTTAAACTCGCCGCCGGTAAGACCAGAGATAGGAGCTGTTGCAACAACGAAGGCTGAACCTGATACAAGGTCGGCATCGAATTGAAGTAGGTTGGCTAGGTCGTAGCCTGCCGTGCCACTGAAACCGTCGGTCGCAGTTGTGAAGTCAGCAAAACCGCCATCGCCAACCGTACCTGATGCTACGGGCGTGGTTAGCCCGGCTGAAACGACTGTGCCGGTCGGTGAGGAGAAGCCGTTGTTGAGTGCGTAAGGGCCACGCTCGGCATCGATTCCGGTAAGGACAACGCCGCCTGTGATCTGTGAAGCAACTCGGCCACCGCCATAGATTGAGTCAGCTGAAGCATTTCCTAGACGCTCGCCATTGGCGTTCATACCGCCCTCGGCTGAGAAGGTGAAATCCATGAAGAAGATTAGACCTGAAGGAAGTGACATTGGCTGAACAGAAACTAGATCCTGAGCAACAAGTGATGCGAATACACGTCGAACGAGAGGGAATGCAACTGCTGCAAAGCCTTCAACGTCGGCGCCGGCCATTGTGGATGATTCACGAAGAAGCTCCTTGGCCTGATTTTCAAGTAGACGAGCCATCTGGTGACGCTTGTCATCTGTGTTTAGACCTTCGAGTAGTCCTGTTCGCTCCCACTTATTAAGTAGTGCGCTTGACTCCTGGTGAAGGTCACGGGGCTGGATGCCCTCTGTGAGTGTCTTAAGTACTGACATTTTAAAATTTCTCCTTTTTTATTAAAGTATGCCTGCTAGTCTCTTCATACGAAGAACGTCGCTTGACTCGCTTATTGTTTGTTTTTTTGCGGAGCGAGCCACAAGTGTTCTAACCTTTAGCGCTTCAGTCAAGTTTTCTGGGCCAGCATTCTTTGCAGGTTCAGACGAAACCGTTTCACATAGAGTTTCAAACACAGCTTTGACCTTATCGGTCGTGTCGGCCCGGTTGATTGTTTCGACAATTTTACTTTTTTGCCGCTCATTCAAGGAGTTATCTATCAGGGCTTTGTTTGTATAAAACAGTTTTGTGTTTACGAGATGAGACTCTGAAAGCTTATTCTGTAAGCTCTCAACCAATACTGCTGTATTCTTTATTACATTGTTTTTTTCTTTTATTTCTTTTTCTAAACTGTTCTTGTTCTCGGTGAGTTCCAAGACAGCCTTCTTAAATGTGGCGTTGTCTTCTTCAAGATCAGTTGAGTGCATTCGGGCTAGCTCAAGCTCCTGCTCAAAGAATATTTGCTTGTCGGGACGTCCTGCCCAGCCACCTTTTTGTGCTGAAGTATCAACGGTAAGTTTTTCCATGAGGCCAAGAAGATCGTCTTCGGAAATGTCGATCTCTTCGGCTATAGCATCTGGCTCGCCAACACCGTCTTCTATTTCTACTCCGGAGTCCTCAAGTTTGTCTAGGTCGATTGTGACCATTTCTTCGTCGCCATCTTCCTCGCCCATTTTCGCTACTTTTACGGCGAGTTGGTCAAGAACGTTTTGGGCTTGTTCGATTGAGTCAGAAACGTCGTCAATCATTTGCTCGGCTTCTTCTTTTTCGTCGGCCGGCTTGGCTTCATAAGACATTGGTAGATCGTCTTCGATCTCGCTTGTCTCTTCGTCACCATCAAGGTCTAGAACTTCAGCTTCCGCTTCGGCTCCAAGATCTCCTGCTTCCATTTCTTCTTCGTCGTCCTGCTCTAAAAGGCGGTCGACAGCTTCTTTGATTTGTGATGAATATTTCTCAAGAACCTCTGCTTCGGCGTTTGCTTTTGCAACCTCACGAAGGTCTTTTGCATCTACGATGGCTTGTTCAAGCATTGACATTAACTAACTCCTTAATAAAATATAATACCACTTATAAATAGTGCGTCTTTTTTTAAAAATACTGGTTTTTCCTAAAATTAGGTTATATCAGCCTTATCCTACGCCGGCAGAACCTGACCAGTTGTTGCTTAGATCGCTTCCGGCGATTGTTGTTAGGCCAGCACGAATCTCATAATCCACGGTTCCAGACGATCCGTTTCTCTGTAGGAACAAAGATGTTACACGCCAATCGTAAATTTCACTTGTCCCAGCTGAATGTAGAATATAGTTAGTGCCGGCCGGGGAAGGGCTTTTTCTAATCCCTAGAGATGAAAACCCTATTCTTAAATCTGCAGAACCGGCCGCTGTAAAAATTTCTATAAAGTTAGTTACATTTGGGAAAGCTATTTCAACTATAGTATTGTTGGTAATTTGGTTGCCCTTTAACAAGTAAGGTATTGAGCTTACTTGATAAGAAGCAGAGTTTCCTAACCCACTTCTATACTGAAAAACACTCATCTTATCCTACTCCTACCGATCCAGACCAGTTATTGGTTAGTTCTAGATCTGAAACTGTTGTTAGTCCAGCGTGAATTTCTATGGGCACAGAGGTAGCGCCGCCGCTAGCCTTTATAAAGACACTTGAAACTCTCCAATAATATATGACAGATTCACTGTTTGCAGCAATTGTAAAATAATTGCTACTAGCGCTTATACCCAAGGATGAAAAGCCTACATCCAAAGTTCTACTGCCATGGTTGTTAACAATTTTTATAAATTTTGTAACTTGCGGAAAAGTAATTTGAGTTATAGTCCCTGCTGTTATATTCTGACTTATAATAAAAGGTATTGCACTTACTTGGTATGCCGAAGAATTTCCTAGGCCTGTTTTGTATTGAAAAACGCTCATTAATTATCTCCTAAAGTTAAGAATTATCTTGCGCTTCTTCAAGCTGCCTTCTTACTTTTTCTTTTTCTTGTTTTCTCTTCTTTCTTCGCTTTTCTTCGCTGCGAATTTCCGAAGGTTTTCTGTAATACTGTCTTTCTCTGTGGTTCTCAAGGACACGATCTTTCTTTAGCATCCTTTCTAGGACTCTGTATGCCTTCATGACATCTCCGTTCCTTACTTCCACTTGGTATGGCTCAATTCCGTCTAGGGCATTGATTTTCTTTCCATACTTCTTTCTTTTCTTGTCAAGTTTTCGATCGTATTCTTCGAAATTTCCTTTACTTGACTTGTTGTACTTTCTCATTGGTCTCCTATAGTCCGAAAGCTGATAAATCTACACCGGAGTCATTAGGATCTGAGTCCCTTAGAGCACCGAATTTTTCTTGTTGCGAGGAAGGTGCGGCTGCTAACGGCTCCGTTCCTTCAAAAATGTTCACGCCGCCAAAGTTGCCTGCGCCGCCAATTGAGTCCAAGAGTCGTTTCCTGGTTTCGTTGATGTTTTTCTTTGGCTTGGCTTTTTGTGCTTTTTTCATAAACTTACGAATAGGTTCTTCATCTCTGCTCTCAGTTATAGTCGAGACAGAGACGCCTTGGACTGATTCTTTGATTATGTGAGCAAGAACTCCTGGCTCTTCCATAATCACTTCTTTTACACACTCTTTAATAAGAGGCTTCAAGATCTTTGCGAGTTCATCTTTATTCATTATAGTCCTACTAGGTCGTAAATTTTCGAAAGTATTATTTGTTCTCTGGTGTTGTCCAAAGCGGTTCTTGTAAGGTCCTCGTTCATATAAGAAGTTCTTGTGGGGCCAACAAAAGCACCTGATGTTGATGGCTCCTGAACTACGTCAAAACAAATAAGCTGGAAATCTTCATTTACCATTGTTCCTTCACGTGATTCACGAACTGAGCCTAAACCTCTTGATGAGATGCCGATTTTAACACCGGCATTGACCAAACCCTTGAGTATGTCTCCGGAGGGCGTTGGAAGAACTTCTAACTTACCCATTACCTTATTGCCGTCCATCCAAATGTCTGTTACTAGGTGTGAAACGTTCTTAAGATTAACAACTGAATCGTCCGGATGGTCAAGTTCGCCAACCGATCGTCTTTCAGCCACTACTTTTTTATAATTATCAACTTCTCTTCGTAGTGTTCTTTCCGGATACACACGACCATTGCCGTTCTTTTCTCCGTATTTTTGTAAAACACCGGTAAGAATAGTGGCGCCTTCGTTGATTCTAATCTTTTCGCCTTCTGTTAGAAAGTCTTGACAGACCCCACCATCACAAAGCTCATAAAACTCTCTCAATAATTGTTTACGCATCTAAATTTCCTTTGGCGGGCGTCACCCGCTCGGTTCAAGACCCTTTGCAGCAGCGACGAACCGGCTGTAGAGCCCATTTTTGTGTCCAAGGCATAATAATCTCCATTCTTTTATAAATAGTCTTAAAAACTCAAAAATTTCTTAAGTAAAAAGAAGAGTATTAATCATTTCAACTAGTTCACCAATGGCTTCGGCGGCTTCGTTAAGCTCGTTTTCGCCGGCGCCAACGATAAGGACTTCTTGATTTAGGTATTCTAACTTATCTTTTATTGTAGCAAGAAGTCCTTCGGGCGTCATGCGACGCTCGTTCATCGCAGCGGAAAGCTCTTCTTTGATAATCTCTACAAGCTTTGTTTTTGTGGTTTTCATTTAATTCTCCTTTAAAATGTTTCTTGCCTTATAAATAGTGTTAAGTTTTATTAGTTCTAAAATTTATTCCTTCATCACCGAAAATTTGGCAAAGAGCATAAGAGGTGCCTGATGAAAGACACCCATAAGCAAAGCTGTATGAGAGTTCGGGTGTGTTTAGAATACAGTAAATAAGCAAGCCAGCCCAAAAACCAACGCACATAGGGCAGTGGAAAAAGTGGTGCTTTGGCCTGATACTATTAAAGATTGATCCATAGACCAAGATCTGTGTCAATCCATAACTAGCCAGAATAAAAAGCAGCAGCGGCATTAGAAGTGGTAAGTAATGTAATACCTGCGAGCAAACCGAGGATCGATTGATCCTTTCTTCTCTGCTTGCGGAACGTTCCCTAGATCTGTATAAACCTCTGGATCTGTAAGACGCTCTTGCTCGTTGTCTTCAAACTTATCGTTCATTGCAAAGCTTGGCTCTTCCATTTGGAAATAGTCATAAAGTCTTGATAGGGTAACTTCTACAAAATCAATCTTAGAGCCTTCCGCCGGCTTCATTATAGCAGCCTCCATAGACCCCATCATAATACCGCCCTGCATTGAGCCGTGTGCGATAACGCCATAGTCTGCAAGATAGGAGAAAAGATCATCCTGTGAATGATAAGTATGATCCCCCATTTCCGTTTTTGGAAAAGTTGTTATTTTAGCGTCTTTACGTGAGACGATTACGTGAAGCTCTGGATGATCGTTGACCAAGATGTCGCCGTTGAGCGCTTTCTTCGCTTTTAGCTTGATGGTCCGATCGGGAGGAGTGTCCGGTGTTGAGGAGTCGCTTACTTTAATTTGAATCGCCATAGTTGATCTCCTCTACTAGGGATTGAAGCTTGAGAGTATCCAAAAGAAGCTCTTCATTTAGCTCTAAGTTCTCAAAGTTATTAAACTTCTTTGTAATGTCTTGTATGCCTTCTGAGATAACTGGGTTTTTTGCTTCAAAACTTTCTAGGGCATATTTTAGTTCATTAAGCTTTTCTGTAATAAACATTTTGAACTCAACTCCATCATCAGCAAATGAGGTAATGAACTGAGAAACTATTTTCTTTTGACCTTCTGAAAGCATTGTGCCGTATTCATCATTAAAGTTCTTAACAAACTCACGATAAACTAATGTGTCTATTGGCTTATATTCTTTCTTTTCATTGAGTGCTTCTTGACCACAAAGTTTCTTGACTAGGTTGTCTTCCACTAGAACACGGCTTTTGGTATTATCCACACCTTGTAGAATACTGTGTATAGTGCCTAGATCTCTATAA